TTCTCAATGAATTAGAAAAAGATGGTCTTACTATCTTTAAAGATATGTTTGACAAGGATGACATGCGTTCATTGAATGACATGGCAAAACAACTAACACCTACAATTGGTAATATTAGAAATAAAGGTTGGCACAATCATATTGCTGTGCATAAACTGGCTGAAACAAATGATTTGTTGACTGAGGTTGATTGGCTATATCATTGGTCTCAAACACCTGAAGATAATCAAATCATTAACGAAAAAATACTTCCAGTATTATCCAACATTTGCGATACAGTATTTGATGGAGAAGACTGGGGCTGGCAAATGACAAATCGTTATGTCATGACAAACTATAAGCATGAGCTTGGAGTTCAGCCACACTTAGACGCACCTTACTTGTGGCCACAGAAACTTGATTGTCAAATGGCAAAGTACCTTAGCCCCGGTCCTCTTAGCTTGACTTTTATGATTCCTCTTATTGATTTTACTCCAGAAAACGGAGCGACAGCTTACGTTCGTGGAACTCATAAATATATTTGGGATACCGCAAAGTGGAATGAAGCAAAGCCAGTTAATTTTCAATTCTTTCAAGATAATTATATTCAACCTTCTGTCGAAGTTGGAGGCTTTGCCTGTTTTTATGGTAATTGTATGCATAGCATTATGTCAAATAGTGTCGATGAACCTCGTCGTGGAATAATTTATAGAGGTATTCGACAAGACGCTCTTGATGAAATGGAAAAATTAGGACTAGGATAATATGTCGACATATATTGTCATACAATCGTTTGTTGAGTCTGGATCTTGGCAATATCATAAAGATGATAATTTAAAAGATCTTTATGACAATTTTCTTATCCCATCATTTTCTAAGTATTGCGAAAAATATAATTATAAACACATTGTTTATAGAGATCAATTAGAATTAATAGCTGACGCCAATGAAAAGTATGGAAACCATCATGGAAATCTATACCATCAATATATCTCAGCTCTCAAACATAAAGATGAAGACATTGATTATTTTGTGTTTCCTGATGTGGATTTTTACGTAACTGAAAATGCACATCCTTTTATTCCAACAAACTATCTTGCTGGCGCGCTTTGGAATAAAGAACAATTAATAAAAAGAGGTAAAGATCCTAAAACATTTAAAGCTGTTTATGGTGGCATCCAAATAATGACAAAAGAAGCTGCAATAAGTTTAGCAGAGTATCTTAAAAAAAGAATGACGGATTACCTATTGTATAACACACCAATTCAAATGCATCCTAACATGCTTACTGTTGGCGATTGGATTACTGAGAATAATATAGAACCAGAAGCTTTATCATTCTACTATAATTATATCTTAGATGATATTGAAAATAGAGAATGGACCCAAGATGATAATAATGTGGGTTTCTGGCATCTATACGGAATGAATAAAATAAAAAAACTAGAGTATATTTTGAAAAACATAGATGGATTATAAGAATTAAATGATAAAACCTGTTTTTGAAAATCGTAAGGAGGAAACTAATGGCAATAAACATAACAAGAGATGAGATAGCTGCTAAGCTTAAGCAATCAAGAGCTACAGTTGTTTTTGTAAAAGCTGATGGTACTGATCGTGTAATGTATTGTACTTTGCATAAAGATTATTTACCAGAAACAATTGATGTAGAAGAATATATTTCAAACAAACGTGCGAATGAAGAAGTTCTTGCAGTTTGGGATTTAGAGAAAAAAGATTGGCGTAGCTTCCGCATTGATAGTATTACATCTATTGTTTACACTAAAGTATAAATAGTATTGTCTAATATAGGAGGACTAGAATGATTATTGTTTCAACACAAGTAATTCTTTGGCTGCTCTTTGCATCTGCTGCAGCGTCAGCATTTATGATAGGAAAGTCTATCACTCAGAATAGTCAAGACTTAATTATCGAAAAGACAATAATGTATCTAGTAGAAAATAATTTAGTACGCTGGAAAAAAGATGAAAACGGCGAGATAGAGCTACTGCGTTTAGACGAATAACATGACAGAAATATATCATTACCCTTATATAGGGAATGATTTACGTTCAGCTTCTCATATAGAGAAAGCAAGTGAAATCATTTCCCTTGAACCAGATCCATTATTTAAAGATGTAGTTAAACACCGTACAAATGAAACAGAGTTTGTTCGGTGTCCTTGTGTTAGAGATTACTGTAAAGATACTTTTATAGTAAGATCTCCTTTAGACATAAATTTTCAAGTAACAGGTGAAGGTGAAAAAAGAAGCATCAAAACTTTTCAATATAATCAAGACTGGTTTGATCGAGTTATAACACCAAGATTTGATGAAAGTATTAATACTAATTTAATGTCTTTAGATGTAGCAAGCATGCTACTCTGGTCTAAGTCAGATTTTGATATAGAAATTACGCCGTGTGTTTTTCATGGCCATGTTGATTTTGTTAGAAACACACAAATAATACCTGGAACATTTAGTCCTTCTAAATGGACCAGACCAATTCAAGCTACCTTTGAAGTTTTAACAGACGATGTAATTAAAGTAAAAAGAGGAGATCCTCTATACTATGTCAAATTTAAAACTAAAAGTAGAAGTAAAATAAAATTTACAAAAGCTACACCTCCTGATAGTTTAGTTGATGCTGTTGAAGGGTGTATTCGAGTTAAGTATTATATTCCAGGTTTAAGTATGAAACAGAATTATGAATTGTTCGCACCATACTTAAAAGCATATAAGAAATCTTTTTTTAAAAAATTATTTAAAAAATAGTTTACATTCTCTAACATTTATGATAGAATGGTATTATATGATGAAGGAGGAAGCCAATGGCTATTCGTAAAAAACGCAAACCAATGTCGCCAGAACAACGCGCAGCAGCTGCTGAAAGACTAGCAAAAGCGCGGGAAAAACGTATGCGTGAAAATCCACCTCAATATAAGAACATTCATCCTAATGCTTTAAATCGTTCAGAGGATGATCCATTTTACTTTCGTAAAATACAAGAGTGGATTAAGACTCAAAAAGATTTGTTAGCTGCAGCCAAAAAATCTGTGCGTTTAAAAGAAAAAAATGCAGAAACTAAAGTTGCACATATTCAAGCTTACATTAATAATCTTCAGAAATATTTAAGTACTGGAGAATACGTTGATATGTTTTACGGTGAATATCAACAGCATAAAATTCGTTATCGTTGCCTTGTACCAGCTTTTCATAAAGACGGTACACAAAAATATTCATATGGTGTATTTTATGAAAACTTAGGTTATGTATACACCGGTTTAGATCCAGAAGTAGAGGAAGTATGATAGAAGCAGAATTTATGAATAAATCAAAGTTCAGTAAAATTGTTGAAAAACAAGTAGTAGAAAAAAAGCTTGGCTACATCGACGCTGTAGTTGAAGCATGTAACGTAACCAATATAGATCCAGAGGATGTAAAGAAATTCATTTCTCCTGTTATCAAGGAGAAGATTGAAGCAGAGGCTATGAGATTAAATTTCTTGCCTCGTCAAAATACTTTGTATTTTGAATAAATAGTAGTGTACATTTCAGTGCATATAACTTATAATAATACAGTAACATTTCAGACATACGGAGAATATACAAATGTCATTCGCAAACTTAAAACGTAACCGTGGTAAAATCGATCAACTCGTAGCTGCTGCAGAAGCAACCGGCTCACAAACTCAGAGTAACAAATACACTGATGATCGCCTATGGAAACCTACGGTTGACAAACAGAATAATGGTTATGCTGTTATTCGCTTCCTTCCAGCTTCGGAAGGTTCAGACTTACCTTGGAATCGCTATTGGGATCATGGCTTTAAAGGCCCAACAGGTAAGTGGTACATCGAAAAATCTCTTACATCAATAGGCCAAAATGACCCAGTCGGCGAATTAAACTCTCGTCTTTGGAACTCTGGTATTGAGTCAGATAAACAAACTGCACGTAACCAGAAACGTCGTCTACATTATGTATCTAATATTTACGTTGTAAGTGATCCAGGCAATCCTGCTAATGAAGGTAAAGTATTCCTATATCAATATGGTAAGAAAATCTTTGACAAACTTATGGATGCAATGCAGCCAGAGTTTGCTGATGAAGATCCAATTAATCCATTTGATTTTTGGGAAGGTGCTAACTTTAAGTTGAAGATTCGTGATGTTGAAGGTTATCGTAACTATGACAAATCAGAATTCTCTTCTCCTTCTCCTTTATCCCAGGACGATGATGAGTTAGAAACGATTTATAACTCAATGCACGATCTTCGTGAGTTTACAGATCCTAAGCAATATAAATCATATGATGAACTTCAAGCTAAACTACAGTCAGTTCTTGGCGGTGGTGTAATGGGTGGAGCACCTAAGATTGAAGATGAAATTAGTTTAGGTGAAGAAACTCCAGCGCCTTCTTTTAAAGAAGCTGAACCAGTATCAACTGCCGAAGAGCTATCATCTAATGACGATGATGAAGATACAATGTCATACTTCTCAAAACTAATCAACGACGATGCTGCTTAAATTGGTTGAGCACCATCTACTGTTGATGGCATAGAATTATTATTCAATACAGTAGCATTGGTATTATTTGTAGTATTAGTGCTATTGTTAATTGAATTAATAACATTGTTTTGGAAACTTTCTTGAAGCTCAGCGAGTCTTGCTTGCTGAGCTTTCATTAATTCTGCAACCTCATTATCTAATTGAGTAATCTTATTTGCTGCTTTAGTACTTCTAGAGTCTATTCTTTCTTCTGCTGCGGCAATTGATTTTGCATCACCAATGCCAACATTAATTGGAGGAATAAGTGTAAACTCTGGTGTTAAAAAGGTTTCTGGTATTTTTACTTCAGGGAGTTTGAATCTAAAGTTCTTTGCAATTAAAAGATATAATTCATCACCTAAGTTGTTTATAAATGTAGATAATTGTGTGAAAGCTTTTTTAACGCCGTTAACTATTCTAGTTAACTGTATTGTAAAAGAACCGACGATTATATCCTTCATATTTAAGAACTGATCACCGACAAACACTACAAGCCCTTTGATACCTGCCCAGATAGGATCTACAAGATCTGTTATCTTCAATCCTCTTAAGAATTCTGCTGCTTTACCTGCTCCTAGTTTTTCAGCTAACATTGCTGGAAGCTCTAAGAAAATTAAATCAAAGCCTTCTGTAATACCTTTTACAACACCTAAGAATCCTCCTTCAAGTCCAGCTAAAAGCTTTTCTGACAATTCGCCATCTTCACCAGTAAAACCTTTATAGAAACCGACAACAAAATCTATTACTGAAAGTAAGACTTGTGTAAATGGACGAAGAACTGTTCTCATTATAAATTTAATTGGTTTTAGCACTGGCTCTAACACTTTAGCCGCAGAGCCAATGAATCCAAGAATACCTTTACCAGCTACATCTGTCGCTCCATCAGGAAAATTTCCTAATATACCTTTTAACTTGTCAATAAACGAAAAGTTTTCGGGTAAAATATTAATATTTGGAATTTCTGGTAATTTTATTTTAAAGCTTTTTAATAAGTCTGTGTCAAATGAAAACTTAGGAAGTTCTGGTAATTTTAATTTAATAGGTTCACCTGCATTATAAACATCCCCTAGAAAACTAGCAAATGAAAACTTAGGAAGTTCTGGTAATTTTAATTTAATAGGTTCACCTGCATTATAAACATCCCCTAGAAAAGTCAGTAAAGAAAACTTAGGAAGCTTAGGCAGTTTTAATTTTATATTATCTACAATCTCACCAGCCGCGTCGACAATTCTAAGAGAAGGAATTTCCGGTAAAACAATTTTAGGAAGATCAGGCAGCGCTATTCTTCCAATTTTATTGAAAAGATTACCTATTCTAGTAAAGAAATTTTTCACAGTATCAATTTTAGGTACTAGGTTTAAACCTTTTAAAAAATCATCAAATCCTGCAATTGACGCTACAATTGCTGTTAAAGCTGGAATGCTTGGTAAAAGAAAACGTTTTAACAAATCAGAAAAATTAAATCCATCACCCTTTGCAACAGTTGCAGTTGGTGCAGATGTAGCTGGGCCAGGTTTTTGACCTTCTCGCATTCTTTCTAAATCATCTAATCTTTCTCTGTCCTGCTGAAGAAAACGCGCTTTCATTAATGCGGTAAGACGAGAAACCTCACCGGTAGTAGAATCCGTTGATTCTTTATTTACCTCAAGCTGCTTTTTAATTTTTTCTAAATCCATCATGGCTTTAGCTCTTTACTTTCTTTGTTGCGCTCTTTCAGTTTCTTCTTTGATATGCTCAATTAACATTGTTAGATAAACTTCTCTCTCCCAAGGAATCATATGTTCAATTTCAGTTAATGAGTAATGATGATGTTGCATTAATTGAAAATTAGTCTTGTAGTAATTTACTAAAGAATCATGAGAGAGACATATTACAAAAAATCTTGCATACCCTCCAAAGTTATTTTATGTTCTTGCCCGCAATTCCCGCAATTATATTTTAAATTGTATTTCATTTTAGGCATTTTTTCTATATAGTTTCTAATCTTTGAAAATTGAGAAGCTGTTAATGATTCTACAAATTCCAGTCTTGATTGTCTTGGCTCATCTTTAAAAATAATATTTTCGTCCTGTGTAACAACTTTTTCAATACACTCAATCAATAATTCAAACGTTTGTTGTGTTTCATTTTTATCAGCTAAATCTTGTTCCATTACTTCAACATAACTTGGCCATTTCATTTTAAGAGAAATTTGGTCTGTTAATTCGATGTTAGGATCAACAATTGGAATGTCCATTTTAATTTCGTCTAAAGGAACATCAACTTCTGTTTGATGGTTACAGCTATTACAAGTAACGTTTATTCTACTAGATTCGCCTACAGACTTTGATCTAATTTGAGTAAACATATACTCAACATCAAACGTAGTGAGTTCATTAGCATTAATATCTTCTGTGATACAAGCTTTTAGTGTATCAACAATCGCGCCAAGAGTTGCTTTCTGATCTCCAGATTCAGAAGCAAGCATTAAGACTTTTTCTTCTTTTACTAGATATGGTCTAAATTTTACCTGTTTATTTGTTGAGGGTATAACAAGATCATACTTTGGATTGTCATTCAGTTTAGGTAAAGCCATTATTCAGGTCTCCAATCTTTAAAGGATAGTTGAACATTAATTTCAACTAATCCATTTTGTTCATCACTTAATTGAATAGCATTCATTGTCGTTGGATATGCTTCAAGTAGTTTACATGTATATATTACATTTTCATTGTGGTCTAATTGATGGATGTTTACATTTTTAGCATAATTAGATTTGTAGCTTAATTCATATGTTACAGGATTAATGATTCTTGCTTGCCATGCTTCAAAATATAATTTAAGAGCATAATCATTTGTTACATTAAAAGTTAAACTTACATCATCATGTAAAAAACCATACGGCATCTTTTCAGCTTTCACGCCGTACTGTCTTTCATTTGTTGTAATCTGCCGGCCTGGTAGATTTACTGCTTTGCAAAGATAATTTCTTTCAGCTGTAGTAGCATCACCGCCACCTGGAATAAATGGTAGGTCAACTCTATATAAGTTGCTCCTAGCTATTCCTTTTCTAATAGCAGATTTAAATTCTTCGATTCTTAGCATTATAGAGCTTTCCTTGAATCACTATAAACTTTTTGTTTGCTCGATTTTTGGAAATCAGCTGCTGGTAAAAACGCAGCAATTTCCCATTCGGGCGGAGGTACATATGCAAATCTACTTCTTACATGTTCATTTAAATAATGCTTATAGCATGGTTTAAAATATCGTAGTCTTGCTGATTTTTTTAGTAGCTCATAATTAAGTCTAAATCTTGTTGTTTCATCATACGACATATTATTTGTATTATCCATTAAAGCATCTAAAAATCTTGCTCTAAGTAAAGGTGGAAGATAATGTAGGTTTAAACCATAAAAACCACCAGGAGCAGAGTCTACAATAATTACTAATGGGAAGCTATCGTAATATGGAAGCTTGTCTTTAAACTTTGGATCGTAAAAAAACATAAACATACTTCCAGGTACGTTTCTAGACTTCAACTGAATCGGTTCTTCTCTCATAAGAGATGCTCGATTGTTGACTCTTAATCTTTGAGCTTTCTTTCTAAACCAGTCTATTGATTGACGTGTTCTTGGTTGAATTCCTGCTCTAAATGCTTCTAATTCAAGTTGTTTAAATAAATTTGCCATGCTATTATTTATATGTAAAATCGTAATTATATCGTTTTATCTCTTCTCCAAAACGTCTTTCAATTACATCAATCATCCATTGCTCTGTATAATATTCTGAATAGTGAGTGTGAGTAGATTTATTTTTATGAGGCAAAGGGTTTCTTTTATTATAGAACTTTTGTATTTGTTTAAAGTCATTTTCATAGTTTTCAAATCTAACTACATAATCTATATGGGCAGGAACAAATTTACTCTGTGGAATTTCTAAAGTCTTACCGAAATTTTCATACTTTAAAAATTGTTCAAAGCTTTCGATCGGCCGTTTTTTCTGTCTTAATATTCTAGCGTTTTTCCTCTTATAGTAATGATAACCACTAACAATTCTATCCCAAGGATTTCTTACCACTGTCCATGTAAACCCAAGATTTTTATATCTAGATTTCATTTGAGAATACGTATAATGTTTTTCTCCAGGTTTGAACGTGGTTCCATGCATTGCTTGCATCCAATCGCTAATAGATTCTCCACCGGTTTTTGGAATGTGTATAAATGTTGATTTAGGATTTTTTACATGTATGCTCATTTCTTTTTCTTTTTCTTAAAGGGTGGAAGTTTTTTCAAAGGTTTAGGTTTAATCCCCATTTTTTCAAGTGTATGTTCTGTCCAAATTTGAAATTGCCAACCTCTATCTTTTGCAAAAGATTCGGCAGCTTTCCACTTGTTTTGATTTTTTACGTATGTCATTCCTTCAGTAATATATCTTCTTGTTTGCCGGCCAGGATATTTTGGAGGTTTTGTTTCTTTATCAGGTTTTATTTCGATAAGAATAACTTTTCCTTCTTTTGTTTTAATTTTTAAATCTACAAAATATCTGTGATATTTTTTATCTATGTCATAGTAGTATGGAATTACTATTTCTTCTGAACTCCATTCTACAATAAATGAATTTTCATCACACCATTTAAAGCAATGTCGTTCCCACATAGAGCGATAGATGACGTTATCTGGATCGCCTCTATACTTCTTCATGTTTTTGACTTTGTATTTTCCTCTATATGCCA